TCAGCATGTGCATCTGCCAAGAACCTGCTCCATCATCCTGGTGTAGGCACGCACATAGCCGAGGACCCGCTTGTTGCCCTCATCCCTTCTGGTGACGGTAGCGGTAGCGGTGTTGTCCGGTGACTGGGTGCCCATCATCTCGACAGGTGCGCCAGTGACCTCGTCGATGTCCCGACGGAACATCTCGTTGGACTCCACCATGTTCCTCCACGTGTCCGGGACAGTCATGAAGGTGGGGGGTGTGGGCGTCCTGAATACTGAGCCTGGCTCTACTTCCCAGATGGAGTCGGGGAAGTCTGTGTCGTCAGATACGAACGTGAGAGGACACAAAGCATTGCGGTGCGCTTGTAGTGCGAGGTTACGATGCTCGTCAAGCTCGATGTTGAGCCGAACGGCATGGTCGAAAGGTCCGACACCGATGAACTCATAGGAGTCGCCGGCAACTCTGGCCACCGCGTAAGGCCGGTGTTTACTATCAAAGGGGTTCTCTTGCACACGGAGCACAGTGTTGTCGTTGGCGATGGTGATGACATACTCGGCTGTCTCTCCGGTGTCGTAGGGGTCAAACAGTCCCCAAACTTCCGTAACCCTGATCTTCGCAGCAGCTCCCTCGGGCTCGTTATCGAATCCATGGTTGCTGTAGGTCAGCGACCTCTCCAGTCTGTCGTAGTCCGTGTATTGCTCCATGGACCGTCTGGTTCCACGAAGCTCCTCAGTCGCCGCCTTGTCGTAGACCCCCAGCTTCGCCATGCTGACGATCTCATCGAACGTCATGTCCCTTGAGTCACCCACGAACAGGGCCTCTTGTGGGTCGGTGGCCATGGCCTCGATCAGGAAGTCCAGTGGGTCTACCAGTTTGACCTTGGCCCCACACTCCACCCTCTTCTTGCGCTCACGCTTGATGATGTATTTGGGGCTCTCTCCGGGCTCCTCGATCCGCTCGGTCGTCTTCTTGACGTAGGAGACTTCCTTGTAGTCATACCAAATCTTGAGGACGACAAACCCGTAGTCCAGCATCGTGCGGATACAGGGTGCGTGCTTGTCTTGGAAGTGAACCTTGTCGAGTTGGTAGTCCAGGTAGGCAGCGATCTTGCTCTCCTGAACCTGATCCATCGGTTCACGGCCCTTGACCCTAAACCACGGGTCGTAGTCCATGACCGCTTCCTCGATCCTTGGAACGAGGGTCTCCCTCTTCTTGTAGAGTTCGGGAACGTGGACCTCAGCGTTGGGGAAGATCCTTGAGAGGGAGTTGCCCCTCATCATCCACTGAATGGCTCGCCACTTGTCACGGATGGCGATGGTCTTGTCCTCCCAGTTCCGCTTGACGGTCTTGGCGAAGTGCAGAGCCCTCTCTGATACACCCGGATCCGTAGCGAGGTTGCTGTAGGGAACCTGGGCTCCATACCACTTCTGGACCTCTTCGGGAGTCACATCCCCGAGGGTCTCCGTGATAGTTACCGTCTTCTCATCCGCTGGCCCATCGGTGCCCGAGTCCTTGAGAGACCCTTTCTTGGTGGACTCCCCTGCCTGTGGACCACCCCTAGGCTTGTTGTAGCCTCTCGGATTGCCTTCGCCTGAGCCGTCTACTACCGCCAACTAGCTACCCCTCCCAGGGTCAGATCTTGGGCCGTCTCCTGCCGTTCTTGGGTTTGGGTGGGTCGTCCGGGGGGACTGTCTCTCTCGTGACGAGTCCCTTATCTGCCAGATCGTCCATGACGTCGGCCAACTCGATCGGCGTCTCCAAGGCCTGAACCAGCAGCCTCTTGGCTTTCCAGAACATCTGGCCAGCTTCCCGACCCAACTTCCTTACTCCAGGGTCTCGGGTGTTCCTCATCGAGGCGAGACCTCTCGCCGCATTGTCCAGAAAGTCGAGAACCTCTTGCATTGTCGTCATTTGGGAACCCTCGAAGCCAAATCCTGCCAGAAACCCCCTCCATGGGGCTTGGCGCTAGCAGGAACCACAATATCTAGGCCGTTCTCACGAGTCCGCATTGTTACCACGTCGCCCCTCTTTCTCCAGCCCCGACCCTTGTTACGCCTCTTGGCGGCAAGAACCCGGGACATCGGAGGGCAGATACGGGTGTTCATGTTGTCCCGAGCATCGACGTCAGCCAAGGCATCAGCGATGTCGTTCTTGCCATAGGCTGGGAACCGGGTGTATTGGAGCACAAGTTCCCCGCCTGGATAGGGATAGCCCTTGTCGTCCTTCTCCGCTTCTGGATCCCAAAGCAGCTTGGGCTTGCCCAGATCCCTGTAATGCCGGGGCACTGAGGTAAGGACCAAGAACCTGCCGGCGGCGATCCTGCCAGTCATGGACTGGATCCGCTGATACTTGCTGGGTGCCGCCCCAGAACGGGGAACCTCCAAGATCAGGGGGATCCGGGCTCTCCTAGCCTGAGCCTCTGAGACCAACATGGACTGGAAGACCTTGGTCAAGGCAACCTTCTCCATGCAGATCCCCCGGATGGCCACCTTGTGTTCCCAGGCGTTGAGGATCTCGAAGAAGTTCTTCACAAAGTCAGGAGGGTTCCAGTGACCGACCCGGAGATCAGCTAGGTAGAGACGATCCTTTTCATCTAGTCCACCGATTCCGATGACTGAGTGACAGTTCTCATCCTTCTCACCCACGGCAACGTCTGTGAACATGTAGAAGGGCATGTCCTCCATCCACTGTTCCCACTTAGCGGAACGGAAGTCCTTGGCAGAGAAGTATTGACGACCACCACCGATGGGGTTGTTGCAGTATTGAGAGAGGAAACCAAAGATGCCTCCCTCTTGATCCTTCATCCCATCGAGCTTCTCTTGAAGGAGATCATGGGAGAGATGATCGAACAACGGCTTACCAACAAGGCCAAACTCTCCAAGCTCCTCATCCTTCTGCGGAGTCATTCCGCAATCTAGGACCAGTGTCTTGCAGCGGTGATGGAGATGCTTTTCGATGAAGCCATGAAGGTCCTCATCGTGATACCGCGTGCCGCAGTCGATGATGACTCCCCCGGGATCGAGAAGTGGTTGACAGAAGCGGAAGATGTCTATGACCTTCTCGATCTGCTCGGGATTCCTGCTATTGAGCAGGGTTACCAAGTCGTCAAGTATGATGACGTCGAAGTGTCCACCAACCGTATTCTTGTCGACACCAAAACAAGAGAAGGTCTCATTATCGAGATCGTGTCGAGTTCTGCTGTTGAGGGTGAATGCCGTTCTTCCCCAAGGTTCGCCCTTGAGGTCCCCGAAGTGCTCTACGAACGCTTCGTTGTGCGTAAAGGTCTGGCGGATTGACATCAGCTTGCGCTGCGCCTCCACCATCTCAGCCATGCCATAGAGGATGCGGATGTTGGGCTTCTTGAGAGCCATCCGTATCGCATAGGCCTTGAGCAGGGTGGTCTTGTAGGAGCCACGAGGAGCCTGCAACATCTTCAGCCTTGGCCCCTCATCGTCGATGAACTCCACCATCTGCTGGTGAGGACCGTGGTTCCTGATGCCACCTGTCCCGATGTTGTGCTCATCCCCTGTCAACTCGTTCTTGTCTGAGTTGAAGCCAAGGACGTTACGGGCAAGGTAGCCTGTGTCGTTCAGACACTTCTGAGTGAAGTCGGGATCGGTCTCGGTCATTGGTTGTCTCTCATGTATTTCTTCAGGAAGTCTATCATTTCCTGCGTTGCCCGATCCTTAGCTCTCATCTTGGAGATGATGTTGGGCTTCTTACCTCTGACGTGACGGCGCTTCTGCCCACCACGACCCTTGCCACCCGTCGCCGCTGGCGCAATACCTGTCCAGAGCACCACCCCGAAGTCCACAACTCCCGTGCCTCGGACGCGCAGGTTCATGGCTACCCTGCGGTAGCGCATCTCCATCTGCTCCTCTAGACGTGCCGGTCTCCAGTGACCCAACAACTCAATCGTCCACGGTGGAGCTGGCCCCGGGACAAATGGGTTCTCAATGATAGGAGGCTTCAGGACCGGGCGAGGCTTCCGATACTCAACAGGCTCATGGACTCTTGGTATCCGCAGAGTCTCGACCAAGAAGGCGGGGGCAGGCGCTGGGTCAGGAACCAAGGTGGAACTGATGCGTGCCCGTGGCTTGTGTGGCTCCGTAGGTTCGTGGTAGCGGCGAGGCCGGAAGATTCCCTCGTATGCGGGGATGTTCTCCCCTGGGTTCAACACCGCAGCGAGACGTGGCCTTGGCTTAGGCGGCTCTACCGGATCGTGGTGGCGTATCGGACGCCTGTGAACGAGGTAGTGGACCAGTGCCGGAATACCAATCGTCCACTGAGGCGTAGACGAGATGGTGTCCGCAACAACACCATTGACCAAAAGACGGAACTCGTAAGTAGCTTCGTCTACCGCAATCGTGGTGGCCTGAATACACCACTCATCTTCTCGGTATTCGTCAACCGATAGGTCTACAACATCGGTCTCGTTCTGGTCGTCCTGTATACGACCACCACCGAAGGCTCCAGAGACTGGCGCAGTTAGTTGGGCAGTTGTGTCCTCACCGCTGACATTGATGTTCGCTGAATTGAAGACAACGAACGCATCTGGCGGCGGAATCAGCGTCGGGGGGAATTGGAATGGCGTTGCGTCACGACGCCGCTGCCTAGAATCATCGCTATCCGAAGACTCCGCTCTCTTGCTACGCCTAACCGTTTCTACTAGGAACCCAGGAACCGCTGGTGCAGCCTGGAACAACGTGGTGATTGTTCGCCGTCGAGGCTTAGGAGGCTCCTCTGGATCCTGCTGGCGAGCAAGACGCAAAGTCTCCACAAGGAAGGCCGGGGTTGATGGCGCGACATCGGCCACCAATACCGGACTGATTCGCGGCCTTGGCTTAGGTGGTTCCTCTGGGTCCTGTTCCCTAGCAAGCCTCAGCGTTTCTACACGGAACGGCTCAAAGGATGGCGTTACCTCATCGGGGATA